CCGTTACATTTTTAGCATCTAATTCCTTTTCAAAACCTCTCTTCTCTGCCTGAAAGAATCTACCTTCAGTTAACTCTCCTTTATCTTTGCCAATTTTTTTAGCACCGACAGTTCCAACTTTACCTCCTGCATAAGTAGCAGCTCCAGTAAGCAGACCAAGGGTTAATGGATTTACAGTACCTCCAGTAATGGATGCTGCTAGTAAGCCACCTGCAGTTCTGCCAATAGAGCCCCAAAGACTCTGCTTTGTTACCTTATCTTGAAGAGATTCTAATTCTTCTTTTTTAGCTCTCCCTAATAAAAATCTTGCCTTTCCACTTGCCATAATCTTATTCCTTATTTAATATCTAATTGTAACAATTCTATAATCTTATTAATTTTAGCTGCCAATGAAGCAATAGCGTCCTCAAATTCATCATCTGTAGGATACATTACTCCTGCTGGAGCAGATAAAGTGTCAGATGACGTTCCTCCTGTAGAATCAGTTAACCTAATAATCTCAAATTCACTTTTAGGAAGAAATTGATACCATTTACTCTTATCCTTAATATACAATCTACCATTATATATTTGCATATCGCCATCTTTTCCTTCAGAATATTCCGGCTTTCTAAGTACAGACTTTATCCTACCCTGCTTTTCATGTCCTAAATTTCTTGCAAATCTATCCACTATCTAACACCCTTTAATCTATATATTATAGAAATATCATTCAACTCAAATGTAGTTGCAGCTGTTCCGCTAATTTTTAATTGAATACTTTTTATATTAGTTGTAGATGTACTAGCTGGAGTTAAATCAGCAACCTGTTGTGTTGTATTTGTATCATAATCTAAATCAGCATCAAAGTTTCCAAACCATCCAGAACCATCTATTGCATATGTAATATTGAGATTTTGGTTAGTTCCTCCAGTATAAGTTACTCTAACTTTGTATACATTCTTATTTAATGCAGGCTCACCAAAATCTATATCTTTAGTTGTAATTATTATTGAATATGCAGCAGCAGGAGTATCTGCCCATTTATCTATTTTACCTCCATCATTATCATATATCAAAAGATCTCCACCTACTGGATCATTAATGAAGTTAGAACCTGTATCGACATCTTCAACTATAGAACTTCCATATACCCATCCTTTAGTAACTAAGTCAAAAACATAACCGGCACCACTATTATCAGCTCCAGCTATAACAATTATTTGACGTTTTTTAGGATTATATCCTACTCTATGGTAATTATCAGTCTCATCTCCTATATGATCACTCCAAGCACTCTTACTAATCTTACGTATACCCTTGTCTTCGAGCAAATCTGTAACATTTTGTCCATCATACAAATAACACCCATTTTGATTTGCCCATGCAATACCATAATCTGTTTTAGTGACAGCACCTGGATTAGTAACACCTTTGAATCTATGCTCTGATTCAAGATATTCTGCTGCTCCAGATACATTGATAATATATAGGATACTCTTCTTAAATTGAAGTATTCTGTCAGCAAATTCAGCAAGATAAACAATTTCATCTCCATCTTGAACTATTACATCAAGCTGGCCAACATCTTGAGGGAATTTATCAAACTGAGCAACAGAAGATTTTAATATTCTATCTCCATATATCTGACCATCTTGCTCTATATGACCTATATAAGCTCTACGATTAGCAATAACTGAAGTTTTAAAAGAATCTACTGAAATTACTTCTGTAGGCGCATGTCCATTAGCTGCACTATATGAGATAAATTTTGGAGGATCTACCCATCTGTTATTTCCAGTAATATTTATACTAGCATGCTCGTCAAAAGTAGGATCAGTTGCCCACGCAGAATATCCTAGTGTACCACCGGTACCAGTATTTAGTCCAATAGCACTAACTCCTTCGTCAAACTTAGCATCAAACATTTGATATAAACTTTTATATCCATCCTCATTTGAAGCCCAGTAAATTTTTACTCCACTAACTCTCAGATTACCTCCACTAGAAGCACCAACAGAACTAGCTCCAAAATTAAAAACTGTTCCAGTATCGTAGTTAAATTTAAAAACAGGTCTAAAATTAACTGCTACCATTGAGCCTGTTCCATCAGTATTATCATTTTGAAATAGGATTTCAGACTGAACTGTTTCGCCAACATAAGCATTAGCAGTATTATCATGTAATAATTCTTTACCCCATAACTGCATTAATTGAGGTAAGCTTTCTTGTGTATGATCATCATACATAGTTGTAATGTAAAATTTATATCGAGTATTAACAGTAGGCATCCATGTTCCAGTATCATCCGCAAGTTCATCAAATTCTAAAGCAACTCCCCATCTTTGTCCAGAAGCACCTTCAGCTACAGCACCCCCATTATAATCAGCATCTAATGTATCAACAGTTCCATTATTAAATTCGTAAAAACTAAAATCATCACCATCACCGCCAACCGTTGCACCGCCTACATCATGCCTATTACCTACTAATGCATTTTTACAGAAATACACACCAGTACTACCGCTTTCATAAGTCTCAAAAGCTCCTGCTATTTGTGCACTTTGTGTAGACCATGTTGCTGCTATAACAGCATCATGATCTGTGCCAGCTAAACCATAGTTTTTTGCAGCTATATATCCTCTCCATTGTGGAGTAACAGAAGTGCTATGATCAGCATCATATACCCTAAGAGCTCCATCTACATAGTACATACTTGCTTCGGCTAGATTGGTGACAGTTATTGCTGTCTCTGCTTCTGCATCATCAACATCTGCTCCAGACTCTGTATTTAGAGCAGCACCATTTTCTACCACATAATAAGTTCCTCCACCTGCTCCTACATCACCGTCTGCGAACCCATCATAATCAGTCCTAAGAGCCATTAAGCCACGTCCTCCAGGGGTTGTAATATCTCCTGCCATTGTATGATGCGGAGTTTTAATATCACCAAGAACAACAATTCTACCTACCTTATCAATAGCAACATTCTGCAACTCAACAAACTGATTATCTTTAATATCCCTAGGATCAGAATCATTATTTAGACCACCATGGAAATTTAATATTTTATAAGTTCGTTTAGGCACTATCTTCCTCTAAATTACTGGGAGAGGTATACACAACAGTCAACATACCGTCAGAACATGCGAGCCGAGAGAACCAAGGAGGAGCAGTGTAGTCCCTCTCCCAATTTAAATTTATAGCATAACCATATAGCATTAAAGCTCCTCTAAGAACTTTTTAGCTTTAGCCCAAGCTTCATCATCTTTCTTGGACTTAGTAATTGATACAGCCACATCACCAATTTTAAGCAATAATCCTTTAAGACCATGCTTCTTTATTAATTTACTTATTACTATTTTTAACATATTATTTCCCCACCGCCTTGTAAATTGCTTTCTTAACTGAAGTCCAAATGAGATCATCCCATTCTGTTGGACTTAATGCTACTACTTTATCTATACATAGTATAGCTATTAGCATATATTCCCAATTACTTGCAATCCAATCCATCTTTATTTCTCCTTTTTATTAAATAAATTTTGTATTATATCAACAATGGCTTTATAACTGGCTTTCAGTTCTTTTATATCCATTGTATGTTTTTTTAAAGCATTTATCAATCCTATTACAATCCCTTCTAACCTAGCAAATGACTCCCTCATCTCCTTTTGAAGTTCTTCTTGTATGAACTGGTTCTGCTTCCATATAAAGTAACCAAATGCCATACACATGGCTACCGGAACACCGACACGTTCTATTATTTCTACTAATGTTTCCATTAACCCTCAATTAATTCACCCCACAATGAAGTCTTTCCATTGATTATTTGTATTACATGAACTGTAAACAATCCCTTTTTATAAAAATCCACTATAGCAAAAGCATGGCTCCAGTTTACATCTCTATTATTTAACCAGTCATTTGCTTTAGGATCCATATCCTTTAAGCACCCTATACTCCAAGCTGATTTAGGCCCATCATGATGAGTTATAGAGTATTGCTGTAAATCATGCCAATGCCCATACATTATATTGCAACCCTTCTTTCTCAAGTGATTAGCTGCATGATATTGACCACCATATTGATGACCATGATAAAATTGGAGCTTACCTATTGAAAGGTATTTTCCATAAGGGTAGTATGTGTACCCTCTTTCTTTTAACTTAACAGCATTGGCAAATCTGTATTGGGGTAAATAGGGATACATTTCAACTGCCATATTAAGCCAGTTATCATGATTACCTTCTGTAATATATAGCTCTTTACATCCGGCTTTATCTAAGGATTCATCTACCATG